CCTTTTTGATACCGAGGGATACACCCGACAGCTTGAGTCCGCGTATCAGACCATGCGGGAAGGCGCGCTGCGTGGTCAAAGCCCGGTTTCATTCACTGTGAAGGCCTAACCGCGATCAGATCGCGGTCAGAACCGCGTCGATCTGCTCTGTCGTGGTGATGGTGCCACCATTGATGCCGTCGAAGATGCCGGGCAGCGCATCAAACGTCGCTTGGAAGAAGTCCGCGAGTTCGGTGGCGATGGTTCTGAATGTCGCGGCGTCGATTGCGGTGAAAGTTGTCGGTCCCGTCTGCCAATTCACCGTCGCCGGCGGCTCGGGCTGATCGAGGCGCTGCACCTTGCCGGACATCAGCTCCATACTGTCCATCGTCGTCGCAAATGCGATCTGCGAGCCGTTGACGTTCACCATGCGCCCGCCGGTCGCAACCGCCCATTGCTTCGCGTTGGCGTAGGCGATGAGTTCGTCGGCTGTCGGCGCCAGAACGACGTAGGCCGCAATGTCGTAGCTTCCACCAGCGAGCATCACCTTGATCGCGACCGACAGCGGCGCGGCATCATCGGGGTGATAGGTGAACGGGATCGTTTCGCCTTCGATGACCCCGGCCACGTCCATGTCGACGATCGTGCTGCCGGCATCCGCATAGCGAAGGTTTGAAAGTTCGATGCTCATTTAAGAAATCCTTTGCCAGAGGGTCAGCACTGACGTACCCGACCCCGATCCCGAAAAGCCACAACACCGCCATGTGCCAGTAAGTGCTGTGGGCGATTTACTCGCGGCAATGGTGGGAATGTCGCTGCTATCCAGCATTTGAGACGCGGGGTTTAGCGCAGACCCTGCCAAGGTCGCTCCAAAAGCTACGTTCGCCCCACTTCTCCACGCAAACACATACGCCCCGACGTTGCTTCCGCCGGGAGCAGAAATACCCGTCAGAGCAGAGCCATCCATCGCAGGCAACGTGTTGGCAGCAGCCAACAGCAGCACGTTTCCCGCGCCAGTACCCGCATCCTTCGCAGCCGCCGTGCCGAGCGTTGGCTTGCCGGTCAGATCAGCGTAAGCGCCAGAAAACCCACCGGGGAGGTTGGTCAGTTGCGAGCCATCGACCGCAGGAAGCTTGCCGGTGACGCCATCAAGTTGGACCACGTCACCGGCCGCGGTCCCCACATTCTTTGACGCAGCCGTTCCAAGCCCGGTGATCTGGGAACCATCGACCGCGGGGATTTTCCCAGTGCCATCGAGCAACAGGACGTTACCTGCTGCGGTCCCAGCATCCTTTGAAGCGGCAGTCCCGAAGGCGAAGCCAAGCACCGCCTCGATTTCGGCTTGCGTGATGGCACCCTCAATACGCAGCCAGTTTGCCGCATAGACCGACGATGATGGATCATCGACAACGGCGAATACTTCGTCACCCTGATCGAAATCCACGCCGCTGACAGTGCCGGCAACCTCGACCTTGTAAAACCACCCGGTTTTGATGCCAGCAACATCGGTAGGGAAAGCCCCACTCGATGCATCCCACGCCCCTTTGAATACGAGCGCACCCTGCACCACGGCAGCGAGCGCATCCACATAGGCCTTGGTGGCGGCATCGGCGGCTGACGTGGGCGCTCCCAAGCCAGTCACCTTGTTGCCGTTCATCGCCAGCGCGCCGGCCATAGTATCGCCGGCCTTCGAGATTGCGCCGAGGGCAGCCATCAGTGCTGTCAGGCTCGCAGTACCGAGCAGCCCGCGCATGTAAGCCGACAGCGGAGCGAGCGCGCCAGCAGCGTTCGCGTCCAGATATGGCAGCCGATCCGCCGCGGTGCCGAGCGCGAGAAGTGCCCCAAGCAGGCCATCCACGACATGCTCGCGATTCCAGTCTGAGCGCTGTACTTCATTCGGATTACCGTTGTCCTCGCCGACGAGGTTTTTGGCGTGTTTAATGCTCACAGGGCCACCCATCGTTATGGCTTGAATCAGTCGGTTGAAATTCAGAGACAGGCCCGAAGCGGCCCTGCCTGGCTAACGCAAAGATCGCGGCGCCATGCGGCGTTGGATCAGCCAACGCCGCAGTGAAGGGCACGAATCCGATTGCCGCCAATTCCTCGAACTTGCATTCAAGTTCGATATGACAACGATCGGGGCTACCCCATCGCGGATTGCGAGCGGTGATTAGTGTGCGGGTTTCCAAGGTGGCCTCCTATGCGACCCGCTGCGCAATCACCTCATCGTAGTCCGTCACACCATCGATCGGCGGCGGGGCGCCGACAGCGACAGGACCGTAAGTCAAAAACGCGGGGCGCTTCGACAACACCTGCCATGTGCCGGTATAGGGTGGATTTCCAACCCCGTATTGGTTCGCCCACTGGTTTCCGTCGCCGGCAAAGCCCTTGTTCGTCCACATCGAACTGCCGTTGAGGTAGCCGGCCGAAGGACCAGGCCACGCACCAGAACTGGTGATGAAAGCCATCGCGATCGAGCCGATGCCGCCGGGCGTCATCGTGCCGACAGTGCCGAGCGAAAACTTGTTCAGCACCACCATGTTGACGCCATCGAATTCGAACAGCAGGCGATCGCCCGCCAGTGCGAATTTCGAAGCCAGCGCACCGCCAGACATATCGACCACGGGATAAGGGCCATGCGCGTCCGGCGCGAACGTTGTGGCACCAGGGATGTCCGACGCCAGTTTGATGCTGAACAGATCGCCGGCAACCGGCGATGGCGTCACGGGATCATACGTGGCAGTGATCGCGGCCGCCGTTCCAGTCGCCAGCACATAAGGAACACGATAGCGCGTGCCGGTACCTTCCGAGCCTGCGCGGTCCGTATGCTTGGCCATCAACTCGAAATGATCGCCATCATCGGTCAGGACAGCCACGCCGCCGGCAAACAGATCATCCGCGGCGAGATCGGTGCCGTCTGGATTCTTGATGGCGCGAGCGGCGAGGCCGTTCACGACGATATCAGTGGCGCCGGTATTGTTGGCATTCACCTTGACTCGGAGCGTCACACCCGCCTTGTATTCCTGCAACGCCGGCGCGAGCGATACCACAAGATGATTGGCCGCGCCCGTATCCACGGCGTAGGTCGGCTGCGCACGCTGGAACAGGCGCTGAATGGCCCTCCACACACCCGCATCGTCTGGCACCTCGGCCACGACAGGCGTGGTACCATCGGCCAGTTTACCGTTCCCGCGCCAGATCGAACGGAATTGTGCCAGGAAGCCATTGAGCAGCGCGGCCGTGATCGGCGTGCCATCCTGCGCCAACGGCGAGGTGCAATCTTTCTGCCACGTATCGACAGCGCCGAAATTGCGAGGATCAGTCGGGCGCACGGTAACCGCATTGGCCGTGCTAGCAGGGCCGAGAAAATCGGACATCAGATAACCTCATATTCAATCTGGATTTCAGCGTGCACGATCCGCTCAAGCAGACATTGCAGCGGCGAAATATCGGCGGGTGGCGAGTTGCATGAATTCGGCGCGCCCGACAGATAACGGCCGGACATCGGCACAACTGTGCGCGCGGGCGCGGCATAGGCGGGACTGCTATCGAGATCGACGCGAATGAACAGTTTAGCCGCCTGCATCGGCCGCCCGGTTTGCGCAACACCAGAGAGCGCGCAGCCCGTCAATGAGCCGCAAAACGCATCGAGGCATTCGATCGTCCAACCAGCCCGTGCCGCGATGGCCTGATAATACTCGCATCGGGTGCCCCCGAGCGCCGCGACCTTGGTACACAGGTCAGGAAATGGATCGCAATCATCAGGAAGGCCGTATTCGGCCATCCATAGATCGTTCGTTTCCTTTTGCGTGGCGCACCAAAACTCCCAGCGCAGATCGCACAAGCGGGTATTCACGAAGGTGAACACCGACGCGACAGATGCCCAAAACCGCCGCAGCGTTGATCCCTTACGATAACCACTTGCAAAGTAATCGACAGGAAACGCGGCCGGATCGAACGCCGGATCAAAGCCCTTGACCGGGCCGCCTTCATTCGATTGCCAGGCCCGACCGCGCGGCAGCAAAGCCAACGCCGATTCCAAAACCTCCGCGAACGTCGGACAGCGCAGCGGCGCCGGCCGGTCGGCTTGGCAGTCACTCATCGGATTGAGTCCTGATCAGGTAAAGGTGATGGTGCCGAGAACCGGAAATTCGCCGGCTGCAAGCGGAATATCGGCACCGGGCGAGACGATCGAATGCCGTTCCTCGCCGCTCGCATTTGCAACGGCCTGCCAAATCCACGAACGCGAAAACGACTGCGGCGAGGCAAGATAAGGCATCGCACCGATCGCATCATCATTGCCGGCGACGCGGCCGAGACGCCGAAAGGTGGATGCCAATTCGGCCCGCACCGCTTCCTGCACATCAGTGCGGTTCGGCACCAGGCCGTTGATGACAATATCGATCTCATGTGCAATCGGCGCTGCAACCGTCAATTCAACGCCGGCGGGACAAACCGTCTGGATGTAATCCGCCACGCGCTGCACATCGGCGTCGGATGGAATGCCGTTTGCATACAGCCCGAACATCAGCGGAAACACGCGCACCGAGCCGGCACCGGCCCATCGGCGCTCCACAAAGACCGTTGGCCGATCAGCCACAAACGAAACGCCAGATACCTCGCCCGCCCACATCACATAATCGGCGGGCGCACCGCCGTGCGGCGGATTGCGCTTGCGAAACAGAATGCGCGAGCGCCACGATTCGACATCCTCGATGTCGGTGCCGTTGACTATACCGCCGCTTCCGACCTGGGCCGTAGCCGCATCGTCACCAGTAACACCCGAAATGATGGTGATTGGTGTTTCAGCGGGCGAATTCGAGGTTTTGCCATCGACAACAGCGATCACATCCAACGCGAGATCGCCGGAACCAGCGATCGAGCCGCCGTTGACAGCAAGGAATTGAACGCCATCCGCACGCTCAAACACAGCATCGGCGACGACATCGACGCCGAGCGTGGTTGAAATGACAATCTGGCCGGCGCCGGGCGCCGCAGGCTTGCGCGGAATGCCATATTCCTCGCCATGAAAGGCGAGATTTTCTTCATCGGCCGTCAGCGCAAATTTCTGGCGCTGAATATAGTCGGCGAACTCCATGACCTGATTTGTCATACCGCCGATCACCTTGGCGGTCGGATTGATGTTGTTCGGCCACAGCCAGGCGTCGGACCCCGGCAGATGCGTGCGGAAGGCGCGCCGGGCGCGCTGCACCAACTGTTCGAGCGTTTCGATCGTGAACATTAAGCCACCTGATTCCAAACGAGATCGAATTTACGATCGTAAATCCGCTGGCCGTCGCGCCCGTACAGATTGACGAACAGCAGCAGCTTGCCGCGGATTTCTTCGACCGACGACGTGATGTCGATGCGAACCACGGCGCCCTGATCGATGAGCGGCTTTAAGGCTTCCCGCGCGAACTGCTCGGCCCAAATTGTCGCCGGCATGCCGCTGATCGTCAGCGGCGCGCGCTCCAAAAGCCAAAGCAGCGAGCCAAGTTCGGTTTCGCCAAGATCAGCCCGCACATCGACGCCATCGCCCCAATAACCCTGCGGATCGCCTTCGGCGAGCCAGCCCAATGGATGATCGACAGGAACGCGCTTGTTCGTAAACAGCGCCAGAGTCACGGCCGTGTCGAGGATTGCGATCGCCTGCAATCCGCCCCGGTTGGCCGTCTCGGACGCCTGCGCGAGGCCCCAATCAGCGAGGCCGCGTTCAGCATCCCAAATTGAGTCCCACAGCACGTTGCTGTCGGCCTCGCAGCCTTCGGCGGCGCGGATTTGCAACGAGTCCATTAGCCAATCCTCGCCTTCACGTTGATTGAAGGCCCGCTTTCGGTCATCACAAAATCATAGAGGCCGTCTGTACCATCGCCGCCGAGATAGACCATCTGTCCCTCGGCTGGCTTAACGAACACCTTGTTGTCTTTGCTCGAAATCTCGACGGCACCGGATTTCGCCGCGACGGCGAGGCCGCCGCTGCCCTTTGTCCAGACGACATTGCCCTTGTCGTCATAGAGCGTCGCATTTCCGGCCGGCAAATTGCGCGGCCGGTAATCCTTGTGCTCGAAGCCGAGCGCCAGCATCCGGTCGCCACGGCCGCCGAGCGACAACAGAAGCCCCTCGGCGCCTGCCGGCGGAACGGATGACAGGCCATGCGGCTGCGGACGATAGACATCCTGCGGCTGCTCGGACGCCAGCCCACGCAGCTTTTTGAGGATCTGCTGCGTGCCGCTGTCGTCGGTTTTCAGGACTGTTGCCCGGCGCAAATGGCCGAGCGTCGAATCCATGTTTTCCGGATAGCTATGAAACATTGACTATTCCCCCGCGCCACTGCCCCACTCACTGCCGGCTGTGCCACCCTTGGCCCCTTTACCGCCGAGAGCGCGAGGATCGACCAACGAAAGCACGCTTTCCGATCCCTCCTCGCGCCGCTGCGAAAACGTCACCGTCTCGATCGCCATATCCTGCGCCAGATTGAGAAATTCACTTTGAGCGAATACGAGGGCGCCAGGCGTCCACAGCTTGCCGCCATCATCACGGAAGCCCTGCACCGTGATGTTGGCCTTGAGGCTGTTGCCGGCTTCCCGATCGCGGCGCGTGGTCGCGCGCTTTCCAGCGCGCTGTTTGTCGGTGTCATTGTCGTGGTGAATGATCACCGGGCGATAGCGGCCAACCTCGGCGTCACGCGCCTTGGCTTCGATTTCGAGCGCATCCGGACCATGGCCGTAAGGGCGCTGGCCGCGCACGATGATGTCGCTATGGCGCCCCGCGAAATTGAAATCTGCGTCGCCGCACTTGATATTCTGGCCCTCGATCAGGCCGCCGGCCTGGCGTTCCTTGCCGCCCCTGGTGATCTTGAGCGAGCCGTCAGGCTGACCAACGCAAAACAGGTTTTGTTCGCGACATATTTTCTCGATTGCCCGGAAGGCAGATTCGCCAGGCGTGATGCGCCAGATGGGAATTTTCGAAAGCTGTTCATCCGAGGTGACGCCGACGCCGAATTTGTCTAGCGCCTTCGCAATATCAAGCACCGTCTGGTTGGCGAAATGCCCCGTGTCATGAATCGCGCTGCAGTCGATCATGTCTTGCGACTTGCCGCGACCGGAAATCGAGATCGACGCGCTCTTATGTTCCTCGAATCTCGGTTGATAGCGATCAACATAGCCGCGCACAGCGAGGTCAGCGTTAAACAGAATGTCGATCTGTTGACCTTTGCCAAACACAGCCGCCGTCGCGGCGCCGCCGGCCTCGGCTGCGGCTTCGATCTGGAACGAACGCGCACCCTCCTGAAAAGATGCACGCACCAGGACACGTTCCCAGGCCGTCCATTGCATGCCGCCGGCGATGACGGACACCAATTCCGGACCCATGATTTACCTTGACAGTGCGAGGAACGTTTTGGGCATGAAGGCAGGATGCCGCACGCGGTTGCGCGCGACCAATTCGCCGGCACGCAGCGGATCGGCATACAGACGCCAAGCCAAGAAAAGCGCCGGCAAGGTGCGGGCCGTCGTCACCGTGATCAGCGGCGCGAGATTCGTGATCTGTTGCGACAGATAGTCGATCACGCGGCCGCGCAGATCATCGATCGCGAGATACAAATCTGCATCCGCAGCCCCATGCGTGTCATACAACTCGGCTTCGAACCGCGCCGCGACCTCGGCACGCGCGGTCACGCCGGCCGGACGATCCGAAAACGTCGTGCGCAGGATCGCCTCGGCCCATGCCGTGAGCGCAGCAAGCCGCGCCACACGATAGGCCGCAGCTAGATTTGCCTGCGCGGCACCTTCCGTCGCGGTCAACGTCAGAGACGGCAGCGGCAGGCTCGCATCCGCGATTTCCAGCATGGCACGCGCGGCGCTGTCCGCCGGCATGGCGTCGGCCATGTCGCGTGTGGTGTCGATCAGACTAGCAGCCAGATCGGCCGCCGCACCGTTCGCGAGCGAAACAGGAATTTGCGCGATCAAACCGGACAGCGCATCGCGCAATTCGCCAGACTTGTCCGGATCGACCGGAAACGATTGCCGAACCACATCCAGCGCCGCAGCCGAAGCCGAGAGCGTGTCACTCGCGGCGGCACTGACAAAATCCGGCTGCGTCGGATCGACAATCACGGCAGCAGCGAAGTTGGTAGAGATCGCCACTGCGACAGCATCCGCCGAACGGAACGCTACATTCAGCGCCAGCGGAACGGAAATCAGCCCCGATGACGCACCAGCCCGGACGAATTTGAC